TCGCCACTCCTTTTGCCCTATTATCTGCCATTTGACGGCTTAATTCTTCTTCCTTTATCATTTCCTCTTGGTAGACCTTCCAAGGGAAAATAGCCTGCTTATTTTCATTTACAGCAATAGTATTGATGCCGAGTTGTAAGTAGTTCATAATTATTGTAGTTTATAGCAAAAAACATCCACATCAGCGACATCCCTAACCACACGAGCAAAGATGCCCATGTTATTAAGTTTGTCAATCATATACTGTTGCAGTTCAGACACAACTCCGGTGTCAGTTTTGACCTCAAGCATTATAACTGTGCCTTTGCGTATTGCCATCAAGTCGCAAATCCCAGGTGTTGAGGTGCTGATCAGCTTTGTGACAAACCACCCATGCTCTTTTAATCTGTTACTTATTTTTGTCTGGAGTGTTGATTCTTTCATATTGTTCAATTGTTTTAAATATTTGTAGAACTACTTGGGGAACAATAGCATTTCCTCCTGCTTTGATTGATTCGTTTCTCCATTTAGGAAAGGTAATAGAGTCCAATCTGTCGGAAATCCCATCATTTCCATCACAAATTGGGGAGACAGTTGGGAAGTTTTGCCAGTCTTGTATCCAAGATTGTCCTCTATGTAACTCGGAATATCCCCTCTCCTCCCTTCGCATCCCTTCCAGTCCCTGGTTCTTGGTGTTGGCAGTAATCCATTTTCTACTACATCCCTCAGTTTCACACCCCATCTCACTCCTTCTTTGTTCGTGCGATAATAATTCCCATTCTCTACCTGCACATTGCTCACACATCCGCCCTCTATATCCGCTGTTCTCGGAGTGGGCAACAAACCAAACCCTGTCTCTTCTATGTGGTGCGTTGACGGATACAGCTGGAAGTACATACGGTTGAACTTCGTACCCTTCAGCTTCCAGGTCAGCTTGCACTTCGTGGAAAACCAACCCGTCTGACCAATTAACAAGTCCGAGAACGTTTTCGCCCACAACCCAACGTGGTTGAATCTCCCGAATCGCTCTAAGCATCTCCGGCCAGAGGTGTCTCTCATCTTCTTTACCAAGTCGCTTTCCTGCTTGTGAGTATGGTTGACAGGGGAATCCTCCTGTGAGAATATCAATTTTGTTTGCATATTTAGTAAAGTCTGTTTTAGTTATGTCTGTGAATTGTTCTGCGTTTGGGAAGTAGTGATGGAGTACTTTTTGACCGAATGGATTCCATTCACAATGAAATTTATTCTCCCATCCCATCCATTCAGCAGCCAAGTCAAATCCTCCGATACCAGAAAATAGTGATCCGTGGGTCATTTTATCTTAGTTTTATCTGGATTGCTTCCTTTGTCATTAAACTTGATGTACTCGTAGCTTGGGTAATATAGGTCAAACATCTCCTCTGATCCCCAAATCTTTGGATGTATCTCAAACATCCATTGCCCATCTTTTAATCGCCATCTAACATTTTTCCTATCTAAATTGCCTTGGATGTACTCAGTAATTGAGTTAGTCTTTTTTTGATGCATTGTATTGTTGTTTTAAGTGTATAAAATGTGTGAGTGAGGATAAAAATAATGATAAATACGGGAATTGATACAACGAAAAAATAAATTACCATGATTATATAAAAGAACAATTTCATATATTGAAGTCTTTTTTGAAGTGATAAGTGGTGTAATCTTTCTTGTTCATCACCGCCTCATATATCTTATCCTCAATGCCTCCTTTACTAAATATCCAATGAATATTTGCCTCTTTGACCCTATCTTTCGTTTGTATTCTTGCTCTTGCTTGCCAGTACGATACTGCCGAGAAGTCAATATTTAAGAATATCAGCGCATCAGCAGTTGAGATGTTGACCCCTTCGCGACCGCTCTGAATCTGAGAGATGAACACCAAATTGGTTGATTCATTGAATGTTGTAGCCTCATTTGTCAAGTTTTCTGAACCAAAAACATATCTTATTGCCATCTCCTCTGCGATGAACTTATAATATATGGCAATCTTTAATGCTGCAAACTTATTCTTAATATACTCAACCTTGCTATAATCAACAACCTTTGCCATCCTTTCCGGCTCATCAACGATGACAGTCCCACTATAAATCTGATGCAGCTTTTGCATCAATTTAACCGCCGTATCCCCAAGCACTACCTGTCCTTCTTTGTTCCTAACAACCTTATCAATCCTAAGCCTATTTGCAAGCTTATAGGTTGACTCAAGCATCTCAACATGGTGGATGTGTTCATTTACAAGTGACTCAAAGCCTGCTTGCTCTTGTGTGAAGGTAAGGAACAAATGACCGCAGCAATCCATCACCATTTTCTTGTCAGTCTGGTCATAGTTGTTAAATGACTGACCATTTATCTTCATCTTCTTTACACTAACAAATTGTGTGGCCCATTTGTAGAAGTTAGGATAGTGGTCAAATGGTGAGTAACTACTGACCCAGAATTGATGGTAAAGTTGAGAGAATGACTCTGGGTTTGGTGTACCACTAAGGTAAATGATAGGCTTTCCAAAGCAAATCCGCTTTAACTCTTTTGCTCTTGCAGATGGCACCGGAAACGCACTCAAACTATGCGCCTCATCAATAATGATAAGGTCAAATGACTCATGCACGTTGCCAAGCTGCTCAAAATTCGTAACATATATACCCATCTCAATCCCACTCCCACTAAATTGGTTGACAATATCAATGATGGCTTTCTTTTTTGTCACGAATAGGATTGACTTAGCACCAAACTTGTGGGCCGTTGCCATAGCAGTAAGAGTCTTGCCTGTTCTAACTTGCATCGCCAAATAAGCAATCTTGTACTTCTTCAGCAGTTCAACCGCCTTATCACTTATCTCCTCCTGGTAGTCCCGTAATTCCAAGGTGCTTTTCATTGTAGTAGTTTTGTGCTATAAATACTTTCCAATCGCTTCCATAACCAAAATTCTCAAGACCATGAATGACGGCATTTTGTATCTGATCACGTTCCATTTGTAAATACTTCGCAAAGTCAACTTGCATACCATTTTGCACCAAGTCTTTCATTAATTTTGAAATAGCTGTGTTCATAGTTCATTATTTAAGATGATTGTACATTCTTCGCAGCCTTTACCATTGCACTCAGGGCATAAGTCATTGTGGTCATTGTCAGGCAAAATTATAGACCTAACATACCCCATCAACCTAAACTGCTCAACTGTTGCTTGTAAGTGTTGGACTGCTTCGCCAGAGTAGATCATGGCATCAATTAACTCCCCAAGGAGTTTGTGTCTTTCGTAGGTGTTGAGGTCACCCCATTTAGGCAATTGCATTTCGGACATAGTGATTGTTTTTTAAGTGTTATAGTGTATAAAGATTTGCAGAGTCTACATTTAATCCAACTCGGATTCAACATCATGTTGCGTTTCATCTTCTTTGATAATGTTGCCATAAGTTTCAAGTTGCCAAATTTCGTAAGGTGTAATTTTTTGTTGGTTTATTTTAAAATGTTTAGTATTAAAATTATTTTTATTTTCAATACCAAAAGATTCAGAAATCAAAATAGTTCCAGATAATTTTTGTTCCATTTTTTATTTTTTGAAATATTTGTTTTTAAATTCTTCATCGGTGATGATTCCGCTATAATCAGCAAACTCAGATTTACATTCAGGACATTCCAAGAATTCAGGCATTTTATATTCTTTATTTTCTGTCAATTGTATGTACTCAACCTCAACTACCGCAGTCCATTTGTAACTGCAATTCTGACAAAAAGCATGACTGATTAAATAATTGATACCTGATTCCATAGTTTATTTAATTATTACTTCAATTGTTTTTCCTTTGAGAATATCGGTAAGCAGTCCATCAAGTTCTTCGCGTTGATGAGGGTTAAGAAGTGCTAACTTCTCAGTTAGTGACTCGTAAGAAAAGCAATCACTTGCTATCTCATTTCTCATCGCTTCTCTTATCTCATCATCAAAGTGAGGGTAAGTTACAACATCTCTAAGTATCCAATTTAGCTTTAACGAATAATTAGCAAATATTGTAGCTCCTCGCGTGCCAGGTGCTGACCGAACAAAGTCCTTTGCATACTCATCAGCTAACTTTAGGTGATGGATACATGATACAACTGAACTACCCATTGATATCTTTTTTCATACGTTGAAGATAGAGGCACGCATCCATAAGTTCCTCGAGAAGATGTTCCATCCATTGCTCAACATCCAAATCATTCCTCTCTAAGGTTGACCCATATTTGGTTATTCCTCGCTCTGATCTCTCTCTAAACTTTGCTACTATTTCTTCTACTATTTTATCCTTCATTTTTCTGATATGTTATTTGGTAAGATGTTCTTTTTGGCTTGATGTCCTCATTGATTGACTTCCAAAGGTTAAATGTTGTTTGGAATACCTCCCAATCCCTTGCTGATTCTGCAAGTGTTCTGGTGAGCAACTGCCAACCAATACCCTGGATTGCTCCATTTTTACCGTATGTTCTTGTCTTGGCATTTAACCAAAGTATTGCCACACCTTCAACCTCGTAATTGTACTCAAGCAGGAGTTGATTGTAGGCTGCAAGTTGCAACCAATATGACTCGTGCATATTGTTGGATGTCTTGATGTCAACGAGGTACTCTTTGCCATTTATCTCAAGCACGCGGTCAACAGTTCCGGCAAACCCAAGCACATCACTTGAGAAGTGCATCTCCATCATTCTCATTTTAGGACTCTGGGTATTGCAGAAGTCAACATACCTCTCAAACATAGCCCACTCAAGCATTTTGTACTTAGGCTTTCCATATTGGTTGACAAATGTCACTTCTTGGTGTTGGTCATATTGCTCAGTCAGTTCATGCACAAGTGACCCTCTGCGCCCTGCTTCATCACGAATGGTGTCAGCATCTTGCCCCACATCTTTGAGCCATTTAAAGAAGGCTGCGTCTTTTGGATAGGCTTCAAGAATTGTTGTAACTGATGGCACATAGTTGCCGTTTTCAGTAGCATAAAACCGATTGTCCACGAACTCAATTCGGCCTTTGTTGATGTCAATGTTGAAATTTTGCATTAGTGTTTGTTTAAAAGTGAGGAGTCAGAGCAGGACTCGAACCTGCAACGCACAACCATTATTAAGGATGAGTTAACCATTTACCCATTACGTGCTACCTGACTCTGTTAACTAAAAAGGAACTTCATCTGATTCTTCAGCCTTTGCACCAAATAGGCTTTTGGCATTGTTCTCAAGGAACTCCATCCTATCTGAGTCATCCCAAGTGTCTTTGCCTTTTACCTTGATCTTAACCAGGTCAGGCATACCATTTGGGTTCTCACGAGTAAATGCCCATTTTAACCCACTACCATTTTGGTTGAGGAAGCATACTGACTTTTTCTTGTCACCCTCAATTGTCAGCTTTGGGGTGATTTGTACCCTTTGCGATAGGTTGACATTTGGAAGTGTCTTGAGAAAAGATGCACTATAACCAGATGAGAAGTTCATCTCAAGCTGATAATTCACACCATTTGACTCAACTTGCACGACAAGGAACTTACCATAGTCGCTTTCCTTTGTGCCGACTTCTGTGATTGTTCCATCAAGAGAGTCATAGAACATCTCATAGACTTCGCGACCTGCCTTGTTGATGCGAGACACCGCACCTTCTGTCTTTTCTTTAAAACTCCTCACGAGTTTTCCGTTACTGATGCTTAAAAACACTTTTGATCCGCCTTGACTGTTAGTTAGTCCCATTTTGCTTTGTTTTATTGTTTAAAAATTCTTGCTTTGTTTGGTAGCACCTTAGTATCTCTGCCATTTTATCGTTGTAAACCATTTGGTCAACAGTTTGGCTATACTTGTACTCAAAATCTTCAATCTTGTACCTGATGGCTTCTGCACTTCCTTTTGACATATAGTAGATGTCAAGTGTGAGTGAGTTGTACTCATCCCAGAACGCTGACGGGATTTGATATAAGGTTCTGCGTTGTACCATTTTTTGTACATTACTCTTGTCATAATTAATCATCACTATCCCCACTAAACTACAAGCCAGAAGCAACAGGCATAGATATAGCATCTTGGAGTTGGTTTAATGTGTTGACCAATTTGATATAAGTTGATTGCCTCATCTTACCAGAGTTTTCTGCTCTGTTAACTGTAACTGTTGTAACACCACTAAGTGATGCCAACTTTTCTTGGGTTAAACCCTTTTGTTTTCTTAGTTCTCTAATTTCTTTCATTGCTATTTGTTTTTGTTTATAAAGCAAAGATATATACTTAATAC